CTTTCGGGTAGCTGGCGATGCTCTCCAGCGCCTTCGCCAGCTTTTCGCATGTGTCTAGCGCGTCGGCCTCTCTCGCTTGGCTCTGCTCATCCTGATTTATCCAGTACTGAACCTCCGCTTCTGCTTCCTTGCGCATTTGCTGCTCAAGCCCAAGAGCAATCTTGGTTTCAGCACGCCAGTTGGCCGCGTCTCGCATTGCGTTCGTAAGTTCGCGAATGAGATTTTGCGTCTCGCCTTCGAAACCGCCAGCCGCGCGCCCCCTGTAGAACAAGGCTTGAAACGCCTCGTAGATGTGATCTTCATGGCCAAGTCGATGAATGAGGAATTCCGCTTCCGGTTGCCAGCCATCCCTCACGGCTGCTGACTGTGGTCGGGCGTAGAGGGGGATGACCTTCGGATGCGGTGGACCGCACTTCTTCGCGTAGTCAACGGCCGTGGCCTCTGTCTTGAACGTCGTTTCGGCGTTGGCCCCGTAGCTTTCGTTGAAAACTAGCGTCCACGCCACTGGATCATCATCTGCTGCTGACGTGTTTTTGAGGGTGGGGAGCGCTACTTCGATGACGGAACGAAAATCAGACGGCAATCCCGTCATACCGCGGCGCTTACCTTCATTCCACGCCGCATTGACAATATCAGCGCTGACTGACGTGCTTGAGAGGGCGGCGCGTTGGTTCCACCGAGCGCCGTGGTCAAACTCTTCTCCGGTCTCAAGGCTGCACGAGCAATAGTCGCACTGGTAGATCGTGGATTGCCTGCGATCCCCATATCGCTCGATACGGGCGTCATTGCCACAAAACGGGCATGGCTTCAGATAGATCATTCTTTCCCTCCCTGCGGAACAGTGGTGGCGGATGGCGTGCAGGCAGCGTGCCAATCAATTTCGACACCGCCACGAGGGACGGGCTTGTATGCCGTGGCGTGGAGATAGGCTGAGATGGCAGCTTCTAAACCGCGCATATGCTGCTGCTCGCCAGTGAGCCATTCGATACCTTCGCTGGCTTGCCCATCGACGTAAGCTTCTTCGGCGGCTTCAAGAGCTTTCTGATTCAGATCGCTCATTCCTTCCCTCCCTGCGTTACCTTCTCTGCGGTGTGGGGGTGGTGGGGTTCGGCTTTGGAGGATTGACGGGCGAGGAGCATGGCGTCGGCCATTTCGTATGCCTGCTTTGCTAGCAGTTCTCTGTTCTCCAGGTTTGGCCAGCCCATACCGATCTTCGGGAGCATCTGACCAGCGAACCAGTCGCGAAGGCTCATGCCGTCATATCCTGCGTCCAACACAGTTCCATCCGCAGACCGGATTTCCGATGTAGGGAAGGCAAAACCGCCGTGGTCGATTTTCTTGCTATCTATCATCTTCTGTTCCTCTGATTGCTTTGCGCCTACTCGACTGCTTGGTAGAAGGCGTATTCGTCTGCGGCCTTGCGAACGTCGATGCGGTCCATGCCTGTGGCTTTGGAAACCTGTCCCTCGCTCAGCGTACCCTCGACATGCATGCGGACGAGAAGTGCCCGCATCCGGTCGCAGGCGGGGCACGGGCCGGGGTTGCGGCTATAGGAGCCGTTGTGTCCGAGATGTCCGTATTTCTCTCGTCGGGTCGCCCATGCGCGCTTTCGGATTTCGCTAACTCTCTCTGCCATCTTCGTTACCTCGCAGTCGAATGCTGGACCGCCGTCGTTGATCTTCTCAGCCATTGGCGCGGCCCTCCCTCAAAGCGCTGAGCATGAACTCGCGCTTCGCCTTCCTGATCTCGTTCACACGCCCATGCCGCTGTCTGGCTTCCCTCTCTGCCTGATCGAGGAAGCGGAGTTCTGGAAGGGCTCGATAGAGGCGACGGCGGCTCTGCCAGGATTGCCATTGTGCGAGGGCGCGGCGGATTAGTCTGTCGAGGCGGTTCATGCGTCACCTTCCTTCGAAGCGGCGACGATCTCGGCTACCTTGTCTCGGTCAAGCCACACGACTAGTCCGAGTTTCTCGGTCCCGTTCGGTGCGTGGATATTCATCGTTGTTCCGAACGTGATGGTCGTTCCCTTCTTATGATGAAAGTCCAGCGACTTGGCGCACTGGTCGAGATTCTGAAATTGGATCTTGTCGTCGCCACATTTGGCGATCAGCTCTGAAAGCTTCAGGGTCATGCTGCTTTCTCCACGTCGGAGGGAACGATCCCGTATTCTCGGGCGATGAAGGCAAGCGCCTCCTGCAAAAACTGACCGAACTCGGTTTCGTCCATGGCCTCGAAAGCCACACTTGCCGGTATTTTCACCTTGAAGCCACGAAAGATGACTTCTTCCGTGAAGCCGGTTTCCATCTTGATGAGAGAGTGAAACGCCTTGTCGGTGGGCGCGCAGCCGGTGGCTATCCTCACCTCGCGTATGAACGACCAGTAGAAGCGCAGACGGCTCGGCACTCTACCGGTGCGCACGTCAATGCGAACGCGCTCACCTTCCTTGATTTCGGCTATGCGCTCACGGTCGGCTGCCATCTCTCCGACCAAATTCGACCCATATCGAACGACATAAATCGCGGGCGTTTCTGAGGATTTCTTGCTCATCTAACCCGCCATCAAGAGTTCAGCAGCGCCGTCGATCGGCTGCATGTCGGGATCGTAGATCTTGCGAAGCGTCGTGATCTTGGCGCGGATCTCGTTCAGGAAGGTGACTACCTCCTGCTCAAGCTCCTCGATGATCTCGGGAACACGATGGACGCGGACGCAGAAGAACTGCATAGCCTCGGGCATGCGCGGGTCATAAGAAACGAAGTCGCAGAACTCCCTACCGGTGCACGCAAGCTGCCATTGGATTTGCGTGACGTATTTCGCCGGCACAGCCTTGCCAACGAGCGTTTCGATGTGGGTTGCGGTAAGGGGACATTTTATCTCCACCAAGCCGTCATCGCCCACCAGACCGTCAGGAGAGCAACCAGCATCGGCAATCGACGGATGGGGGACAAACGCCACTTGGCGAACGTCAACGTCCTTGTAGAACTCGTATGCCGATCGCGCCTGCGGTTCGGTCTCAGTTCCCCACCTCATAGCGTCGTTGGTAAAGCCCTCGGCAGGAACGCCAGTCAGACGCTCGCAGATGAGCTGCGCGGCATAGTTGGCTCGGGATGCGGCGTAACCCTTCTGCGTCTTGGCGATGACGTCAGCAACGCGCGAGGCGGTAACACGGCCTAAACGCAACTGTTTCCACTCGTCCGAGCCCTGAGCGATATCATCCATTGTTCTGATCCTTGCGCTGGCTGGCAAAACGGTCGAGTGAGGTCATCGCCTCGGCGAACTTCGATGCTGGCATTTCAACGAGCGCTTCGATCTTCCAGCGATTGCAGAAGCGGGCGATATCAGCCCCGGCATCCTCGATCTTCTGGCGAAGCTTGGTGGCCTGCTCTTCGGAGACAGGGCCATCTCCACCGGCCGCTCTGCCGTCATCGTCATGAGTCGCCGCCAAGCCAAGAGCCTGCGTCAGCGAATAGCGCTGGAGATACGTCAGGGTGGAGCCGATAGCCTGAATGGCGTTCTTGCTGCCAGACGTGTCAGCAGGGCCGGCCAGCGTCGTTTCCTCGAAGTGGCCTTCCTTGTGCGACAGAACGCACGTCACGCTGATACGGTCGGTCTGTTGAGTCTTGAAGCGATAGGACAGGCCGAACTTGGTAATGATAGGGTCAACCGCACTGGCGATGGCCGCGAAGTCAGCATAGCGCTTGTCATTGTGACCCTTGGCATTACGGATCACCGGCTTGATTTCAGCCTTGGCGTTCGAGATAGCCTCATCGAAAGCCATACGGGCCTGATTAGCCTGCCAGCGCTCCTGCAGCGCCATCAGCTTCGCGAGGGTGTCAGGATCCGCATTCGACGAAAGCGCGCGGTCCAGCATCTCCAGAGGGGTGATTGCGTTGCGGCTGGGGCGATGGTCATCATGATCGATGGTTTTAACGGCGGTAGACATTTACGCTTGCCTCCTGGTTGATTTTGTCCTGAATGGAAAATTGACGGTCGGCCTCGTTCATCGACCAGACGAATGCGACACCAAAGAGCCCAAGCATTCCGATGACGACGACCGCCTTGTTGAGGGCGTCTCTCATCTGCTGGCGTGCTGCCTCGTGCTTGGCGTTGAGGGCCTTGGCGCGGTCGAGATAGGCTTGTGCCTGTTCCATCACGCGGCTTCCTTCTTCGCTTCCGTCTTCTCCAGAGCGGCATCGATCGCCACGAGCGCAGACGTGAGGCTCCCGGATGTCGGGGCCAAGTTGCAGTCCTTGTCCTTCTGCCAGTGCTTGATCCATTCGCGCTGGTTGAGGAGGGCGGAGCGGAGGGTTTCGATCTCGGTCATGACCGGTCTCCCTCGTCCAGGTATGCCTCGTCGGTGAGAATGGCCTTCACGAGATCGGCAAGAGCGTCGGCAGCGTCTATGAATTCGATGCTGTCCGAATAGCTATTCTCAATCGTAGCGGCCAGCTTCAGAAGCTTCTCGCGGTCCTCGGGGTATGTGCTGAACGGCTTCGTAGTCATCGTGACGCCCTCCAGATCGGCTCAATACTGGCGTCGTAGCCCAGCAGGCGAAGGATTTCGTAGCAGCCCTTGGCCTCTTCCATGTCCCAGAATACGAGAGCTTCATCGCCGTCGCTGGAGAGTTCATCGCCAAGCCTGCCGTTGCCTGTCGCGTAGCTCGACGAGCCGTCGGAGTGCAGGACGCAGACCATGAAATAGCGAGGCTGCTGTAAGCGGGTGACGGTGCGGGGGGTGGTGAGGGTGTCCATTAGGCTGCCTCCTTCCAATCGAAGGCAGCGAGAGAAAGCTCGACTTCAGCCTTGACCAGATCGCTAGGAAGGCTGCGAAGGAACTCAGTGAAGCGCAGGACATCCTCAACCTGGACGTAGCCCTTAACTTCGCAATCTCCGATATCGATCATAGCGCCGTCGGTAGACC